GATTACCGCTGGTATACAGCCCAAAGCCCTGAAAGGATCGTTAAATATGTTTCTTATGTTGGGGGACTTTGCCATTTACCCTCTGGCATGCCATAATCCATTCAGCAGGCAACTGCACCGTTTTTCTCCCATGACTGTCACAGCAAACGATTCAGCCCTTCAAACCAACAAGTTTAAACTTGATCAGATCATTTGTTCTAGCTTCGGCTACGACATGACGATCGTTGAGTTCTACGTTGTTGCTCGCATGACCAAGGCCAGCGTCTGGCTTCGCCCTATCGGTCGCACTGTCACCGGCGACGATGGCCGTGGCGAGGGCAGAGCAGTCCCAGACAGCTCTTGGCAGGCACCAGACAACAACCTATTCCGCAAGCGCATTCAGCACTGGGATGGCGTTGAAGGCATTTCTGACAGCATCAAGTATTTCCGCATTTGGGACGGGAAGCCCCAGTACCACAACACTTGGGACTGAGCTGTTGCTCTTTGGTTCCTGGCATGCCATAATATGTGCAGGGGCAAACAGCCCCCGCACAATTTAATTCTCACAAATGGAAACTCGAGAAAATTTGAACCAAGTTCAACAAATTCTTGCCACTTTGCAGGATTCTGTTTCAACTGATGGGCAACAAATTAAAATCTCGTTGTCACAGGCAGATTACGAAAAATTAGAAAATTGTTTATGGGGATATGCCGAATCTTTGCCCGCAAGCAAGTGACAAATACACGACAACGCCTTGACCGCGCCTTGCAAATAAGAGCCGCCTTGCAAGGCTTGATGACAACAGAAGAAGCCGACACTTACGAAGATCTTGACAATCACTTTTGTGATTACATCAGGGATCTGACAATCGACCATCAAAGCACCCTTCCCGCTTTGCCTGCTATCTGATCAATGGACAATCACCACTCAATGCTCAATCTTTTTGAAAGATTTGAAAAGATGCAAGACCAGCTCGAAGCCTCAAACCTGCTTAAGCTTGCACCTGTTGAACCCCGCTACACCGTCAACGCCTACAAAGGTTCTGAGCACATTTGGGAAGACTGGGCCTACGACAGCAACGAACTTGCCAGCCTTAAGCAGGTTGCCTCTGCAAGCAACTACACCGTTACCGTTGAAGAGGCCAAATGACCTGCCGCATTTTCAAAAACAAAGATTTAGAAGCACAGCAGTACCAAAATGAACTTCGAGCCTTTTTCCGTTATGAGCAGCGACTCAAACAGGCTTACGCCCGTAGCCAAAATCCGTTCCCTAGAAGATGGCAGCCTGATGGTCACAGTCGGGGAGTTCAGATCAATAGTGAGCAGCCATCATCTTGTTCAGCCGAAAATTATTCGCTTGACTGAGTACTGGTTGAAAGCAAATTCTGCACGTTGACATAAGCAGTTATTATTCTGTCAACTCTTTTTTTTAGGCAGTGGCAATCGTTTCAGAAAACATAATCCAACGTCAAACAGCAGAACTAAAACCATACGAAAACAATCCACGCCAACATTCAGAGCCACAGTTAGATCGCTTAGTCCGATCCATTAAGGAGTTTGGGTTCACCAACCCAATCCTCGTAGACGCGGACAGCAATGTAATCGCAGGCCATGGCCGACTTATGGCTGCTGAACTGATGGGCCTTGCCATCGTGCCAACCATTGAGCTGGGGCACCTGACAGAGGCTCAGAGGCGGGCCTATGTCATTGCTGATAACCAGTTGGCACTGAACAGCACTTGGGATGATGATGTGCTGCAATCAGAATTGAATGCCTTGGGTCAAGCAGGCTTTGACCTGACCTTGCTTGGCTGGGGTGATGACCTCCCCACCTTTGGTGAAGATATTGACTTGTCAGCGCTAGACGATTTGGAAGATGATCCAACTTCTGAACTTTCTGATGGCGTGATGAAAGCTATTCAAATTGAGTTTCGTCCGGAAGATTATGAAGAGGCCAAGGCTTTGGTTGATGCTGCTCGCAAACGCGGTGAATATGTAGGCATCAAACTAATCGAAGCATTGGCTGGATGATTGATTACCAGATTGCTGTCCCAAGCTACAAAAGGCCCACACGGCTGATTACCGAAACACTGACAACCCTCAAAAGAGGTAGCGCAGACTTCAACCGGGTAACAATCTTTGTTGCAGACACAAATGAAAAGCATTTGTATGAAACAGCTTTGCAGGCTGTCGGCTTGAAAATTAAAATTGTTGTTTCGCAGCCTGGCCTGATCAATTCACGGATTTGGTACAACAAAAATTACTACAAGCCAGGGACACGTATATTGAACTTGGATGACGACATTGCAGGGCTGTATATCAAAAACAATAATTCATTGGAAAAATATACCCAAAGTTTAGATAGGTTAGTTTCTAAAGGTTTTCAAGTTTGCCAGAATACTGGCGCAAAGCTATGGGGCATAAACCCTGTTGCAAATGGAATGTTTATGAAATCAACTATCACTGTTGGTTTGCGCTATATCTGTGGAATTTTTCATGGGTCATATGCAGGCGATCTTGCACTTTGCGGTGATGATCGCCCACTCCAATCATCTGGAGAAGACTTTGAAACGACCCTTCGTTCGTATAAATTGCACAAAGGTGTCGTGAGGCTTGATGGCTACGCTCCGAAAACAAAATATTTCGCAGAGGGTGGGATCATGGCTGAACTTGGTGGTAAGCAAGAACGTGCCAAAGATCATGAAAAACAGTTGCAGCAAATCGTCAATCGTTTCCCAGGTATAAGCAAGTTGTACACCAAAGCTGGTGGTGTGCCGAATATCAAGCTCAAAACAATCACGCATGGAAAATTGCAGTGGGCATGAAACTCCCTATTCGCACGCTCCAACCATTGGCACCGAAACTGAAAATAGGGGATACCTGCCCAACATTGCAGCCCAACATCATTGACTCCTGCATACTTGCTGACCCTGACGGCACTCAGGTCGGTCTGTTTATCAAGCAACTCCCTGACGAACTCCGCAACTTAGTCAACATTGCTGACCACGAAGTCAATTCAACTCGTGTGCCCAAAACAATGATGGACCGCAAGCGCCCGCTCCCACCAGCACCAGACGGAAAAAGGCGTTACTTAGTTATTTCACAGTATTCAGCAATCCTTGGCAGCGTCCCACCAAAGCCGCATATGCGACGGGCATACGGCACCCGTTCATCCGTTCATTCCAGCAAAACGGCAGCGACTTTTGTGAAAGCTATGCACCAGGCAGGCTTAGTCGCCTTTAAGTTGGTTCAAGAGCTGACACCTGAAATAACCAAATTGCATAGCAGCAAGGTGCGATCGCGAGTGCCAGAAAAATGGCGGTTTTCTAAAAATTTCACCAGCACCATTACTAACTGCAATGGCGCAGCCCCCATCCACCAAGACCATGCAAACGTCAAAGGGGCTATCAATATCATCATTACGAAAAGGCGAAACAGCACCGGGGGGAATTTGCATGTCCCTGATTACAACGCAACGTTTGACCAAATTGATGGTTCAATGCTTGTGTATCCAGCGTGGAGAAATATGCACGGCGTGACGCCAATCGTCCCAACACACCAAGGCGGCTATCGCAATAGCCACGTCTGGTATGCGCTTGATTCATTCGCTTCACTACAGTAAATACATGGCTCAACCTCGTTGCACGGCTGTAGAAAAACAATTTCGCCTAGCACGGGTTACTCGGATGCTTGCCAATGGAGCAACGCGTCAAGATTTAGTGCAGTATGGCGCTCAAGAGTGGGGGCTTGCAAAACGGCGCATAGATGAGTACATCGCAGAAGCACGTAAAGAATTACAAGAGGATTACAATCTTGATCGCCAAGCTTTTACCGCTGTTCTTTTGTCACAACTATCAGTTATACAAAAAAAGGCAATGGAACAATCAAACCTGCAAACCGCATTAGGTTGTATTAATACAGCGGCTAAACTTGCACGGATCTACGATTAATGGGCGTATTGTCAGCAATACCATCGGGTCATGTTCTTCACAGAATAGGAGAAAACAATTCGGAATTAGATGTTGAAAAATTAGTCAAGCAAATCAAGTCAGACCTCCACCCCGGGCAGCTTGCGTTTGTAGAGGATCAAACAACAGAAATCATCGGCTTGTCTGCAGGGTATGGGGCTGGTAAAACGCGATCGTTGGCGGCAAAGGCTGTCGTCCTTGCGGTGTTGAACCAAGGCTTTATGGGATGCGTCATGGAGCCGACAGGCCCATTGATTCGTGACATTTGGATGAAAGACTTTGAGCAGTTCCTTGAGGCTTATGAAATCCCTTATACGTTTAGAGCTTCGCCGTTGCCTGAATATGTATTGCACTTGCCAGGCGGCGACACAAAGATCTTATGCCGCAGTTTTGAGAACTGGTCACGCATCATTGGTTTGAACCTTGCCTGGGTGCTTGCTGACGAAATTGATACAGTTGCCCCTTCAATTGCACAGAAAGCATTCCCTAAGATCCTTGGCCGCCTTCGTGCTGGCAATGTGCGACAGTTTGCCGCTGCGTCAACACCTGAAGGCTTTCGCTGGATGTGGAACACGTTTGGCACAGAGGAAGCACAACAGCGTCCTGATCGAAAACTAATCAAAATGCGCAGTGCGGATAATCCACATCTGCCGCCAGACTTTATTGAACGGCTGCGAGCTAATTACGATCCTAGTTTGTTGAAGGCATACCTTGAAGGGCAGTTTTGCAATCTCACAACTGGTCAGGTTTATGACCGTTTTGATCGTGCCAAGCATGTAATCACCAATATTCCTGATGTCAGCAACGAGCCCTTAAGAGTCGGCGTTGACTTCAATATTGGAAACATGAGTGCTTGTTTGGGCGTGCGCCTAGGCAGCTCTTTAGTCCTGATTGACGAGATCAGCGGTGCGCATGACACTGATGCCATGGCGCAAGAAATACAACGCCGCGCTGATGGGCGCCAGGTTTACGTTTACCCTGATGCCTCTGGTGGCAGCCGAAGTACGAATGCTTCACGTACGGACATTCAGATTTTGGAGTCCTACGGGTTTAGCAATCAATCACCGAAAGCCAACCCTCCCGTACGTGATCGCGTGGCTTCTGTTCAGGCTTTGCTGGAAAATGGGAAAGGCGAAGTCAGATTACAAGTCGCCGCAAATTGCAAACGAACGATCGAATGTTTAGAGCTGCAGAGTTACACCGAAGCCGGTGTTCCCGATAAAGACGCGGGTTATGACCACATGAATGATGCCCTTGGTTATCTTGTTTACCGCGACTTCAGCATGATTCATGCGCGTGCTGGACGGGGCACTGGCATTAGGCTCTACTAAACTGTGGTATCGGGCGGGATTT